CCAGAGTTGGTGTGGAATATCGTTTCAGCCGTGGTGTCGGTCGCGCCGCCATCGACCGCCGACTTGGTGTGCTTTGCCGACCTGTCAGCCAGATCTGCAATATAGTGGGGCAAGTCGTCACTTGTCCCCTCTTGGCTGTTGAGATTGGAGCCGCCAGCAAACAAAGTTGCGAGGCGGCTGACCACTGTGCGAAGGCTCATTCATTCCTCCTGGTGAAGATTCTCGATTTGGTGTCTGCCCCTCGACATGCCGACTTAGACGCCGGTGCCGAGATTGACGACCTTCACCAACGCGTCCGTCTCTTCCACGTTCATGGTCACCTTGGCCGTGATCACGTACTGGTTGACGCGCTTGAAGATGTCACGGTCACGCTCGATGCGAACGTCACGACCGATACCGACGATGAGGTTGCTGTAGTGGGTGAGCAACAGCGTTGGGTTGGCATCGTAGGTGACCTTCACGGTTGCACCGCTGTTGATGGCGCTGGCCGACGTGCGAGCGATCGATCCAGTGCTGGTGATCGTGTAGTCGTTGTTGGTGCCGTTGGTGGACGGCAGATAGGCAGCGGTCGCAGTGGACGCCAGGGTGCTTGGGAGCACCACAACGTTGGCGACAGCACTACGGCGCAGCTGGACTGCCGTGGTACTGGTGAGGATGATGTGCTCAACCTCGCGATACTTGAACGGATACAGGTTGAACGGCACGAGCTGGATGCCGAAGGGCGTCAGGTTCTGCGTGCTGGATAGGGCGTTGTCACCCTGCTGCGTGGCACGCGTCGACACGCGCTCACGATAGTTCTGCTCCAGGTTGACGCTGGTCATGTAGCGCAGCTCTTGGCGGTTGCGCTTGAACTTGGGCGGCATCGCATTCAGCGCCTGGCTGAACACGTTGGAACCGATGTTCTGACCCTGAGCATCGTACACGTGGGCGCCGTCGGCGGCCCGCAACCAACCGTTGCCCATCCCAAGGTAGGCATCCTGGACGTATTGCGTGGTGCTGCCACCGTCCAGGATGTCGCCCTCAATGGCCGCACGGCCAAGGGCATCGCCCTCGATGTAGAGCTGTTCCATGTCGTTCGCGAGCTGGGCCGCCATCATGCGGATGATGCGATCCTCGACAGCTTCGCCTTCCAGGTTGATCTCCCGGAAGGTGTCGCTGATCTCGAACGGCACGATGATCTCCAGCGGCTGGAGGGTGATGCGGCTGGTGCTGACACCGCGTCGGTTGGTCGGCGCCGTGGCTTCCGCGGCCGGCTGAGCAAGACGTTTGCCCACACCGATCTTGTCGATGTAGAGCTGTTCGTTGCGGAACCGGATGGTGCGTGCGTTGTTCTTCAGGCCCGACAGGTCAAAGACGTAGTCGATGAACTTGTCAGATTGGGCTGGGTTGAGCTTGCCTTGGCTGGCAAGCGCGTCGGTTGCAATGACTGCCTTCTCCACCAGCTGCTTGTTGTCGACTTCGGCCATTTTACTTGCTCCTTGTTGGATGTTTCTTGCGTGGGTGAAGGGCAGCCGTTACAGCACGCCCGACCAGAAAGACTTGGTTGTGGTTTGGGTGGCGGTGCTGTTGTCAGCATCCGTCTTGGTGGTGCCGCCATCAACGGCTTCCAGTTTCTTGGCCATCGAGGCCACGGTGTCGTTGAGAGATTTGATGGTCGCAGTGACTTCTTCCAGAGATTTCTTGGTTTCCGGAGTGGGCACGGTGTGAGGGATCAACGGCTTGACGCCGTCGGTGCCTTCGCCTGAGTCGATCGACGTGAGAGACTTGTATGCCTCCTCATCCACGCTCTTCACCAGGCCCATCAGGTCTTTGAGCGCCTTGGTGAAGGCCTCCATGCGTTCCTTGCTGAACTGCTTGCCGCCAGCCTTGGAGACGTTGCCTGAACCCTGCTCACCGTCATCGGCCTCTTCCTTCTTGGCCTTGGCGGTCTTGCCCTTGCCCTTGTCGCCATCGTCGGTGTTGTTGCCAACATCGCTTTCGAGGACATCGCCAATCGCCTTGGTGAGGTTGGCAATGCTCTTCTTCATCTCCTCGCCATCGGCCTTCAGCTTTCCAGCCGCAATCGCCTTGTTGAGGTTGGAAACCATGCTCTCAAGACTTGGGGCCACATTGGTCCCGTCATCGTTGAGAGGTGCTTGCATGCCGGGCTTGGTGCCTGGCGTGAACGACGGGGTGGGCGCCTTTGAACCTTCGGGGTTGCCAGGCGACGCGGCTTTGGCTGCAGTGGTACTCATAGATCCCTCCATGGATTTGACCGCCAAGAAGTCGACCAGGTTTGCAGGCTCATCGACAAGGTCGACATTGCCCACTTGCAGGTCTAAAAAGCGCTGCTTGGCTTGTTGGTCAGATGTGCTCGACATGTGCCTTGATTCTCGAATGGATCAAGACAGTCGGCAAGAGATGGAGGATCGGACTATGGTGTTTGAATCTGCTTCACTTTTGCAATTCCAGCGATGGAATAGCCACGTATCTTGGAGTCTTTCACCTTGGTCCAGATGTCATCATTTTCAATATGAGTAACCATCATCCAAGTGCCTTTCTTGATTGATTTGGTTCCCATCTTGAAGTTGACCGGAGCACACCATGATTCCACAAGGTCAAGACCTGCAGGGAAGCTGTTGTGCTGCACCCCGATCTGTGTTGACCTGTTGTAATTTGCCAAGAAGTCATGGGCGGCCTTTTCGATGACATCAGCGCTGTAGATGTCGCCTTGGCCATCAACAACTTCAGGCTCCAGCACAATGCCCCAAATCAGCCGTTTCTCATCATCAGCCTTCACAACTGGGCACCACAGTGACTTCCTCACCTGGATGGCGCCGCTATCCAACATGGCAATTAGGACTTCAGATTTGGGCGTCTGTGACCAAGCACGTTCCCACACCCAAACGCGGGTTTCATCTTCCCAATCAACACTGTAGTCGAACACTGCCAGCCGAACGTTGCGGAGCAGCCACAAGCCAGACAACACGCCAGCTTCCAGCCAAAACTCCTTTTCAGTGTCGCTTTGCTTGCCAGCAGTCCATTTGAACTGACTCCTGATGGCATAGCGGCTCCAACCGTCATCGCCCGAGCCGACGGCACCGGGCGGGAACGCGGTTGCATTGTCCAAGCCAACACCCATCCACCCCAAATCGCCCTTGCGCGCTGCACCGGCCGGGAATTCGACCTTGACGCGATCATCGCTTGATGGGTACTTGTACTTGCTGGTGTCGGACGGGACGCTCAAGTCAATGGCTTGGTATGCGCCCGCGGCTTCCTTCAACTCGTTGTCACCGAATTGGTTGCCTGGAAACAGCATCTCACCACCCTCCCAGAACTTGTCGCCCTTGCGCACCAGGCGGATGTCGGTGTGGATGTGAACGGGACGCAATACCATCAGCAGTCTGCGGTCAGGCTCGGGCATCGCATCGAAAGCAGCACCGGCCTCACCCTTGGATGCTCCGATCTTGTCGTCGATGAGCTTGAGCAGCTCATCGTTGTAGCCGCCCATGGCTTTGGCCAATGGGATCGCGGAATCATCGCCGAGCAACTGGCGCATGCGCTGGATCTGCAAATCATCGGGCTCAAAACCCTCCCATCCCATGGCGTCGGTCATCTCAACTTGCTGTCGGAGCAGCCCCATCTCATGGGTTTGCAGAATGCCGGTGCCACCCTCGCCCTCGACAATGTCCAACGGCTGCGGAATGTCCAGCTTTTTCGCCTTGGATACACGGCTGCCATCTTCCTTTTCCAGCATGGCTTGCGCCTCTTTCGTCGCCTTGGCCTTCACATCCGGCGGCAAATTCGATTGCGGGATCCGGGATAGCGCGTTGCGAAGGTGCGGCAGATCAACCTTGCCGTCGGCATCCTTCACAGGGAAATGGCGCAACGAGCGCGGGGTTGTTTTGCCATCCTCGTCTTTCTCGCCACCGCCCTCGATGTGCAGGAATGCGCTGTCGGGCAACTCGTTGATGTACTTGCCGCTCCAAAGTGCCTTGGACATCTTGAATGACTGATGGTCGCCGCCAACGGACATGACGATGTCATCAAACGACAAGGGCTGCTCAGGCAACTCATCCGTGGGAGCAGCTTCGCCCTTTTCCAGATACTTCAAGGTGACGTGCGGGGTGAATCCGTGGCTTTTCACGACCTTCACCCCGGTCGACTCGATGGCCTTGCAGACGCCTTGTCTGAAGTCGTGCATGTCGGGTGAATCGACCAACGCACAATGCACACGGCGGCCTTCTGAGGTTTCAGAAGGGGCAAACATGCCATGGCCAGCAATTTTGCCGGTGTAGGCTTCCGATTGGGCGGCATGACGTTTCATGGCTTGCCGCACAGCCTCGACTTGCCCGCTGGACAAGTCCTTGCCGAGGTAGGCGAGCGTGACGTGCATTTTGTCATGAGGTTCACCGCCGGGAACCGCTAGCGATTTGGCCACATTGGGGTCGATGCTGTGGCTGATCATCACACCCGTGTGCCCCTTGACAGCTGGGATCTTCTTACGGTCGCCAGGGAAATGCGCTGGGTTGAGCTTGCCACCCGTCTCCAACGTTCCCGAGCTGATCGCGCCATTGGCAGGCGCACCGCCATCGGCCTTGCTGCTGCTCGCAATGGCTGCGCCGCACGCATGGCAAACGCCGTTGTTGATGTCCGACTGCTTCAAGACGGCGCTGCATTCGGGGCAGCGCTGGAACTTCTTGGTGTCGACATCGCCAACCGTCGGATCTCCATCTTCAGACGCCTTGGACTTCGTTTCAGCCACCGAGTTGGCGTCAGACGGATCAACTTCAGCCTTTGCGGCCTTGCTAACGGATTGCCATTGGTCAGATGTGAGAGCGCGTCGTTTGAGCATGCCTAAGAGTTTAGCCGCAGTCGCGGCCAGCGATTCTCACAACGCGCTCGCATTGCAACCAATTGATGCCAATCTGATTGCGCTAAGCACCAACAGCAACTACGGCTTTTTGGTGGTGTCTTTCGGCTTCGCCGGGACCTTGGCTTGCTCGATTTCGTGCTGTTTGGCTTGCTTTCGACCTGGTTTGATGACCACGAAGTCACCAGGTTGTGCAATGAATCGATTGGTATTTTTGTCTGGCATTACGGCACCTCAGCGATGACTCGGATGACGGTTCGCACCTCTCCTGCAATCTCTTTGTCTTCGATGCCAACCACCTTGAACCTTGTGCCTTTTTGCAACAACAGCTCAAGCTCGCCATTGGGGTATTCACGCGTTGCGTCCAAGTACGCAGCATGGGAACCTTTCGGGACAAGGATTTCCATGACAATGTCGTCTTTCTTTTCAGCGAAATTCAACACAACGGATGGCCTCAAGGCAGTGGAAGTGAATGCCGGATCTTCAATGACGGCCCCTGGTGTGAAAACGGCTCCGGCCGATGCTGGCAGCCCGCGATACGTGATGGTGTCAGATGGGAGCTTTGCCGTGTCCAGAGCAGCAGACAGCTTGTCGATCCTCTTCAACGCCAACGACCGTTCATCAGCCAATAGCGGACGACTCTCAACCTTGTCCAGGTTGTCACGCAGGATGCCGTTCATGGTCCTGTGGGCATTGTTTTGGTACCTCCTGATCACCAATTCCTGGTCATCGGTCAACTTCGACGCCCAATGTTCAAATTCAGCCATGCCCCACACCTCGGCTTCCTTGTCCGACTTGTCCGCATAGGACGTCGCCCCGTCCCAATCAGCCTCCGGCATGTCGGTGGGCTCCGGGGCCAGAGCGTCAGGCGCTAGCTCAGGCATCGACTCCTCGTTGATGTCGACGCCGCAGCGGCACACGCCATGGTATGGCGGATAGCCGAATCCAGCCAACATCAGGTTGGCGGCACCCTTGATATCCGCAACGCTGTTGGCCCAAGGGTGGATCTCGCGCACGCGCTCGGGATCCGCTGCATTGGTTTCCTTGTCGAGGCGGTTCTGCGCTTCCTCAACCTTGAAGGTCTTGCCATTCAGGTCGTGGCAAATCGGACATGTCTTCTCATCATCCGGGTTGACCACCACGTACTCAGTGATGCCCAAGCCATGCATCTCACGGACCATGCCTTGGGTACGGGCATTGGTGACCGTGTTGGCCGACAACATGCGGAAGTAATCAGGGGTGGTGCCTTTCCACCCGCTCGGCAGTTCCAAGCCAGGGCCGCGGTCCAAGGGCCCGGATTTCAGCCCAAACTCACGTGCTAACTCATCTTTGAGGTGGCCTCCGGCTTCGCTCCTGCCAAGGCCGCGGCGTAGCATGTACTCATCTGTCAGGCCGGAGATCTGCTTGGATAGGGTGTCGTCGTATTGCTTCCCAATCCAAAACACCTGATGCCTGGACAGGGCGTCGATGGCCTTCTCATCCTCGGTCGAAAAAGCTGCTCGCAACTCGGGCCCGTCACCTGCTGCTTTGCGTACGTGACCGCGCTTGCGATACAACGCATGGGCCCGTTCACGCATGGCTTGTTTGGCTGTGCGATAGGCATCGTCAACGATGGTGTTGACGATGGCCGTGGTGTTCTTGCGCCACGGTTTGAAGTGCCCGTGGATGCGCTTGGCTAGGGCTTCAGCCTCACCGGCCGTCAGCGGGGTGTCGCCCTCGATGCCCTCCAACTCCTGCAGAGCAGCAGCGGCCATTGGCAAGAAGACGGTGTTGAGCGATTTCCCCATGCGTCGCTCGATGATGCGGAATAGCTGATCGTTGGATGCGCTAACAGCCTTGGCAAGGATGACGTCCAGCGTCAGCAAGCGCTTGACTATCTGCGCTGTTTCACACATTAGCTGGCTTGCTTTGCGAGACTCAGCTGGGCTTTCAGCAGCTCGACTTCCAGGTCAGAACGTGCCCCAAGCAAATCTGAGAGCAGCATGCTCTTGATCACGGCTTGGCCTTCAGTGAGAATGCCCTTCACGGCAGGTTGCGCCTCGATGGGAGCAGTGTTTTTCACTGCCTCTGCCAACTGCAAGCTGAACGGGATGTCCGGGTTTATGGATTTGTCCAAAGCAGGCAGACGCTCGATGCCGAGGATGTCGCTGATTACCATGCGAGCGATGCGCGGTGTCATGCCGCCCGTCCGTTCCGCTGTTGCCAATACCTGAATCAGGTCTTGGTCATCAGTCAGCGGCGGATTGTTGGACTTGAAGCTGTGATACAACACGCCAAGGTCTGGAAGGATCCAGTGATTCATGAAGTAGTCAAACTCATCCCGCAGCGGCCGGAAAATCTGCTCATCCGCCAACTTGCGCGAGGCATCTGCTGTTGCGCGTGTGTAGTCTGTGCTCCGACCGGTCAGGATGGGCGGCATGCGCCAAACTTCACGCACACGATCACCATTCGTCTTGCCATACTCGCTGAAAAGCTGATCGCGAGCTTGCTGGTTGGTCATTGGCTGGATGTTGATTTTGGCCGCACCTCTGCCCTCTTCACCTGCGTCTGTGGTGTTCGTGTCGGCTTCCAAGAGCAAGAAGCGGCTGTAGTTGGAGCTGCCTTGGATTTGCTTCTCCACAAACTCTTGTATGCGGGTGATCGTTCCCTCGGTCAACGATCCGTTGGACACGGAGATGATCATTGACGGGATGTTGTTGTTTTTCAGCGTGACGTAGTTGATTTCATCAGCAGCCCGGTCACCGTAGATGGACACGAGATTGCCAATGTAGCGCGGCATGCCATACGGCGTGCGCGGGCTGTACAGGCGCCAGTGGATGACCTCATTGGCGTAACGTTCCTTGGGAATTTCACTTTCCTTGCCTGCCTCAAGGATCTTGCCAGTCGTGCAGTCCATGGTCCGCGGATCGCCGTACTCCTTGAACCAGCGCACCCCTGGCGCGCCGCTGACGGTCAAGGCACGCATGACACCGAACAAGCGCCGCTGAACAAACTTGCGAAAGCGCTTCTTGCGTGTCATGTCGACAAGCTTGACACTTCCGTCAGGTTCCATCTGCGGAACCTTACGGGTGAATGGGTAGAATTCCTTGGATTGTATCCCCAGCGCCATCTGGTAAGACGGGATGTGATTCAGCTGGACAATTCGCCCATCCACCGGGCTGCGAATGACTTCCCAAAATGCTTCACCCGTGGTCTCGATGTCTTGGCGGGTGCGCTTGCGCAACTCGGTGAAGCTGTAATCAGTGCAACAAGTGTTGAGGAAGTTCAGGAGCTTGGCCCGCTCTTTTGCAACTTCAGACTTCACGCCCGGCGGGCAAGATGGATCATCAACATTGACACGAGCATCCAAGCGTTGTCCGAACCCATCAACATTGACCACCATGGCCTCGATGACAGGCCCGAGTGCGGAGCTGTTTTCAGGCAGCATGGCCAGTGCCATCTTCTCAAATGGCGCTTCAATTGCCAAGCCATCCGTGACCAGCTGCGCAAAAGGATCGTCTTGTGGCAATTCCTTGGTGTGCGGGATCTCATCATCTTCGTTCCTGTCACCACCAGTGATGCCCTTCCGTTCCTCTTTGGGCCCAAAGATGATGGCTTTAACTATGGCCTTGGATGAAACGCCTGGTTGCTGTAATGTGGTTGCCATTGTTGCCCCTATCGTAACTGTTTCACATCAGACCAGGCTCTGATCGCCGCTTTTTCTTGGCACGGCGCTTTGACGTCTTGATGGCCAAATTCAAAGCGTCAAACAAGTCATCATAGCGGTGGTGCGGGAATAGCACAAGGTGTTCGATGAGATGTGACATGTTGCGCCTGAAAAACACCTTCTGATACAATGGTGACAAGTTCTTGGCTTCCGTCACCTTGTCCTTCAGGGTGATGATGGCGACGGCGTTGATGTGCGGGAAGTCCTTTTTGACGTTGTAGAATTGCGCTTTTTGGTAGGCGTTGGACTCGATTCCAACTCTGATGCACTCGTTGTCATCGTAGAAATCTGCCACTGCTGCTGTCTGTTTCGGGTATGACAGCTGCTTCTCATAATACGCCAAGACGTAGATGTTGCCGAGCTTGTCGATCCCGACGGCCACCATGGCAAACATGTCGGCCTCATCCTCTTCAGAAATCATCAAGTCAACCCCGGCATAATGCGCGATGCTGCCCCACGGGATGTCCTTGTCATCGATGACTTGGCAGTCGTCAATGCTGAAGATGCTGCCCTTCATGACATCCGTATTCAGCATGTACTGAGAGTTGAAGCGGATGATGCCGCCGCGGCGGAGGGTTGCGACCTTGTCCTGTGTGAATCCCAAGCTATTCGGACGCACTTCACCATTGGGAAGAAGGATCGGGATGATCAGCGTCTGTGGGCCCTCAAGCTCACCGCCGGTGTCGTCGTCTTGGCGCTTGGAAAGGTGCCCGTGCAAATCCATGTGGTGAAAGCGCGTGCCCTTGATGTTCAGCGAGCCGATGAACGGATCCGATGGGATGGGTTGCTTCAACGTCGGAAGCAACATCTTGTAGAACCAGTTCAGCATTTTCTCACGCTGGTAAAGCGTGCGGCTGTTTTCCTCGTCCACCAAGTCGTCAGCATCGATGATGTCATAGTGCTTCGACGCAACTGCGCCTTCGATGCCGATGGTGTTGATTGACGGTTCTTTCGATGGCTGGGTGCGGCCGGCAACCTCAATTTCGGTATCAGACCACAACGACTTCCCAACGTAGTTGCCAAACAACCGGTGCAACATCTCGTTGGTCTCGAATTGCTGCTTGATTTCCTTCAACATGTCAGCAGCGTTGTTGCCTGTCTTTGATGCGATCAGGATCGACCGATTTGGGTTCAACAGCAGCTGAAAGATGTCCCACGACACTGTGGCTATTGTGGTTTTTCCAGACCCGCGCCAAACCAACGTCTGGCACCAGTTGCCTCGCCAACGATACTGGTGGTTCAGCATCTCCAAGTGGTGCGGATCAACCCGATACCCCAACACCACTTCGGCAAGAATGTCCACCCTGTGGCCGATCAAGATCAGCCGGCGGATCCACTCATGGTACAAGCTTTTGTGCTTGTCATACAACTCCAGCAACTCGCGTCGGTCCAAGCTCTGGAGTTGCTTGACGCTAATTCGTTCGTGGGACATCCTTACGTGTACTATTTGCGCAAGTACAGATAGCCCAAGATCAACAGCGTGGAAACCAAGATAGCGATCGGAGTTGCCAGCACCTCAACCCAAGACTTGATGCGCAACTCTGACTTGGTCTTATCGATACGCGTCTTCAAAGCGTTGAGCCGCTTCTCGCAATTCTCGGCCAAAATGAACAATGGGCCGCCCGGAAGTGAACATTCCAATTTGTGCCCTCTGATGAGCGAATGCATCGAAGCCTTGAATTCTTCGTCTGTGATTCGGGTCATCTTTGGCGTCTCGCGCCTTTCAAACTCATCAGGCGGGACATTTGGCTCAGGCATGTTTCACAACTACGGCAGATCTTCACATCGACTTCTGAAATACTCTTGGAGCAAGTGGCGCATCCTTGGCTTGTCTGGCGTGATCTGCAACACACCGCGGCCGTCAGGATAGACGTCCACATAGGGGTTGAATTTCTCTTCACTCAGAATGGCATCGCGGCTTCCGTAGCCACGCTTGTTCATCGGCCCATGGTAGTGGTGGATGGCCAGTTGGTCAACGTAGAAGATGTTGCCGTTGCACTTGGCCGCACGCTTCTGCCACTGCACGATGTAGTCGCAATAAGTTGGAGAGAACCCACAGAATGTGTCGTGCTTCATCCCACGGAACGCGCCAACCATGCCAAATGCCATGTAGGAGTCGCCAGATCCAAGGATGCACCGATCCATCAACCCACCGACGCTGTCCAATGCGCTCTTGCGGAAAGCCCAAGCGCCACCAGGTGCGCCAGGAAACATGTCTTTGATGCTGGGCTTCATGCCTCCGTACGGCCGAGCAGACAAACGACTTTCCCAATCAGCCGGGACTTTGAACCCTGCCTTGGCATAGGTCAATGCGAATCCAGGTAGTAATTGAACCGGCTGGTGGCCTTCACCAGGGACGGTGGGGCCTGATATGTGTTGCACGTTGGAAAACAACTGCACCCAATCGTAGTGCTGGAGCAGATGAACGGCCTCCAAGGCCCAATCACGCCGGGTGAACAAGAAGTCAGCATCACAATAAGCCCCATACTTCCATCCGGGTGGAAAGTGCTGGATGGCCAGGTTGAGCGCGTTCTCCTTCAACCACAATTCATGTCCGGTTCTGAGTCGGATGTGGTCAGGGTTGTTTTCATCGGCCACTTCGAACGGCCGATCCCCAAAGGCTATTTCGATGAAATGGATTCTCACGTTGGCGTTGGTCGCCATCGTTGCCAAGAAATCAAAAGCCAGCCTGCGGCGTGATTCCCAACGTCGCGGGTTGGTGTACGCCACAGCAACGTGAAGCGTCTGATCCTCGGCCCAAGGTCGCAACTTCTCATGAAGCAGCGGATGTTGTGTTTTTTGCATCTCCATCGACGTCTGAACTCCTGTTTGAGAGATATTTGTCGATGTCACAACATCTTATGCTGCCCAACCGCTCAGTCGAACAACCTCATTTCGAACGTGAAATCACAAGCGCCCGCTGCCAAGACTTCCAAACACGGCTCAACCGGATTGGTGAGAATGTTGCCATCCGGATCTCTGATAGGGTTGCCGTCAATGTCCAACTTTGGAGTCGTCACCACGCTTCCGTTGACAGACGTTCCATCCGGGCAACGGTTGTGGCCATCATGGACAACGGTGACTTGGAGCCTGGTATTGCCTGCCAGGCCGTCATCATACCATGGCGAGCCCCAATCACACCCAACAGGCTTCAAAGCTGCCAGATATTGCCCCAAACGCGCAGTGAGAATGCCCTCATAAGCAATCATGGCGCTGAGAGCCAGCTGCTGGGTGCCTGAATCACCACCTGTCATACCAACAGCAACGATCCCGGTGCCAAATGTGGCAATGGTGACATTTTCGAAGTCGCCATGAAGCGACGATGTGTTGGTGAGGGTCAGAACGTCGCCCGACAATGCCACTTCCAATGCCACATCTGTGTGTTCGGTCAGGTATGTGGCAACAGCACCACCAACAGCAACGGCCGAGTCATCAGCGCCATGGATGTCGATGACGATGCCGTCATGGATTGGGGTGTAGGCCTCGGGCGCGACGCTGACGGCACACTCGAATGCTTGTGAATGCCCACGGCCGTCATCCAGAACAAACCCGTCACCATCGTGCAGACTCGCCTTCACCGCAACAGTCAACGTTCCGGATGCGGCTTGTGGCCCGTTATCTGCTGTGACATGGAAGCGAGCAGCAGTATCAGATTTGGACACCAATTTGATCATGACTTATGCCCTTTCCAATCAGATATTGCGCAACGTCCCTGCAGCGACGTCCACGTCAACTTGAGTCAACGTGGTGCCGAAATCAGGCGAGCTGAGGCGAACGAAGATCCGTTGCCCAAGCGACGCAAATTTGATCTGCGCAGACGCCGTCAGCGTGAACGTCGCGGCTGGTGATGCTGGGATGAACGCTGACAAACGGTCGCTCCAAACCAACACGCTGGCTGTCAAAGAGCCTGTGCCTGTTATGGCAATTTGTATCGCCAGGTCATCATAGCCCTTGGTGTCCATGCCCTGCGAGCTGGTGATGCCCGCGTATGGCGTATCAGCATCGCTGG